GTTTAGTTTGTAATCAGTATTATAAATATCTTTCACAGCTTGAATAGCTTTTTCATTATGAATATTAGTTTGAATTTTATCAATAATTTCACCTGCCATAGCTCCAATAACAGCAGTCATGTCATGTGTTTGTTCTAGCACATTATCTTTGGTTGTCTGAGCCATTTGGTAGCGATATGATACAACATCTCCGTCATCATTAACTGAAGGTATCAAGTAGTTATCATTAGGCCCTAAAGCTTTATTTGAGCTGTAATCGTCAAATGCAGCTTTACGTTGATGAACCAGCTCGCTCATTTTTATTGGGTTAGTAAATGCTTTGCTACCTTTAGCAGTATTGCCCGTATAAGATATAAGTGCAGATACCAATGAGTTAGCTCTACCATTACGATTAACGTATAAATATTGGTCTGGTTCGTTTAAGTGTGCAGGGTCTTTAGCAATAGGCAGGCTACTTTTGTCAAATCCTCTAAACTTAAAAGCTGCTTCTTCTTCAGCTAATCCTGTCTCATGTCTGATCCCAGTATTAAATATCTGGTGAATATACCCTTTTTGAAATTTATTTTTATTACCATTGAATAGCCTAAGTAATGCTTCTTCTTTTAACTGCTTGTGTGTTTCAAGAAGTTTGGCCATACCCTCGGTGTTTTCAGTAAACAAAGCTGCTACAGTAGTTTTGTGTATTTCAGCAGTTCTTTGCAAAGTATACAGCGACGTTAAGCGGTCTAAAATTGATTCTGCTTGGTTTATCTGTACTTCAGTTAGAGTACCCTTAAACTTCGTATTACGCATTGTAGCGATAGGTCTAATGTAGGAGAGTGTGGTTTTATTTAGTGCTTTCCCATGTACGATTAAATGACTTAGTGATTCAGCATTTTTAATATAGTAGTTTAAATGTTTTGATAATGCTGGGTTATTTTTAATTTCACCTACTATAGCAGAAATTGCTCGATCTAACTTAGTCTTACTTTGCACAATATCAGCAATTTCATTAACAGATAATGCAGATGCCAATGCAGCTAAGTCAGCTTTTAGCAGTACGTGCGTACAAGCTATATCTTCTGGTTTAGTTAGTTTTCTACCGAAATAATCAGCAACAGCATTTGAAAACTTTTCAATTTCTAAGTTACGGGCACCATCAAGAAGATATTTTCTGTTATTTAACGCTGTGTGTAAATTAGCCAATAATCTGTTAGGGCCACGCAATGAAGTTAATATAGACGCAGCTACCCCATAGTCTGAGTTATGCCATTTATACGCTACTTCACGTAAATAAAGCCCTAAATGTGTATCTTTGCGATACTCATTTTTATACATATCTGCTAAAAATTTGGCACCTTTAGATATATTCCAACTAGCAATAGTATTTTTAAGCTTGCTGTTAATAGCAGTAGCTAGTTTAGTTTCTAAAAATTCTTTTTTCTTAATAAATGAGTAAATTGTAGATTTATTCTCAGAGTCAACTCTAGCTAATTCTTTAGCTAACCTGCGCAATTCATGTGCTACGTTATCAGTTGTTGCGTGTTTATAGTTAGACTGGATTAACTCCGTGATTTTACTATAAATATTTAGTAAAGTTTCTTGAATATTTTTTCCAATAACTCCCTTCCAAGTATTTCTACTAAATACAGGGTGACTAGAACTATCTAGTTTAAGCCCCGTTACAAAACGGTTAAAATTAGCATTTGATAAAGCAAACGCCATAAACTCATCTAGTTCTGTAGAGTCATTTCTAACAGCCCACTTACCTGTAACTTGGTTTTGTTTTACTTGTGAGTTAACTCGAATTTTATCTCCAAAAACATAGTTATACCGTTCTTTTGCTTCAGCAATTTCAAAAGTATAAGCTGAGTCTGCTAAATTGATAGTAGGATCGTTTAAAAAATAAACAAAAGCATTAGGATTAGTATGCAGTTCTGCTTTAACATAGTTATATAACTCGCGTACTTGTGACCGTAGTACAGCGTCAAGGCGTAAACCAGTATAGATAATTGGGTGAATTACTTCATGTGCAAATGCTTCCCCCATAGACATCTTTAACCCCATATTTCGTGTTCCAGATGTGATCGTCTGGTGAGATAAAAATATCTTATTTTTAATAGTAGCTGAACCAGGAGCAAATACACCTTGTGTGTCTACTGTTTCATCTGTTTTTATGAATAAATCAACAGAAGGCATTACGGTGCTGGCTACATCAGTGAGCATAGACTGGATATACATATCATGCTGAGCATCCATAGGCACATTACTTAAATTTTTTAGTTGGTTATACGTGTCAACTACATTTTGCTGGTTAATCTCTTGTTGAATAGAGTAATCGTTAGGGTCAACTGAGATATTGCTATTAACACTACTACCTAGTGCGTTTGCGTCTTTTACGAATAACCCAGTTACTTTAGCAGAAGTGTGCTTACTATTAAGATAGATAGGATTAGCATAGTTATTGCTGTTGAAAGTAAACTGGTATACTTTGTCACTACTATCATTTTTAACTGTAATAACTCGATTGTCACTGCTTATATGAGTTATAGTAGCGACGCTTGGTAAGGTATTACCTGGGATATTCCAATAGATTGATATTTTTGAGCCAACCTCATTTAATAGCTGCCCTGGCTTTGCTGCAGAAACTTTATCTACTACTTTAGTTTTATTTATTAACAGTAGTTTAGCTAGTGTGTCTATTGAGTTAGCTTCATTTTTTACAGCTTCTACAATGGTTGAGTTAATATCTTTGGTGGCAACTCCTAATACGTGAGATAAAGGTGCAGTATTTTCTTTTTTATACCCATAACCAGGAAAATAAAACTGATTTACATTTAGTGACCCGTTCACTATTTCAGTTTTATTATCTATAGTTTCTTCAGCTAATAAAGATACATTTTCTATAATTTTTTTACGGATACTTGCAGCGTTAATAAATAGTAATTTGTTTGGGTCATCCTTAAAGTTTGGCTTAAATGCCATTGCTTTAAATTCTGCATCTAATAAATCATTTGATTTATTAGTAGATAAACCCATTTTAGCGAAATATTCCTTAGACAAAGCTAATTTTTCTTCTAAAGATTGCTTTATACTTCCCATTATTGAATACTGATCCATAGTTTCAATAAAGTTCTTATTTTGTATCGTTGCAACAGATTGTATGTCGTTAAACCCCATAATTGCAGCGTCATGCACATTTAGTAATGCGTAGTCTTCACCTAAATTACGGTTAGCAACTGTGCCGTCAAGCATTTGTATAGTTAAGACACACGGGCTTGCCCCTGGATTTTTTAGTGTAGGTAATTTTTTTATATAAGCAGCTAAGTTTGCTAGTGTACCTTTAGTGTATACCTGAGTAACTTTAGTTTTTTCATTATCTGAATAGTCACGTAAATTATCCCATGCTGCTAATTCAATATTAGAAGTAGCAAATGGACTTTGCACTGCAGGAAATAATGGGTTTAACTCTTGGATAATATTATTATATGCTTCAACAGTTAGCTCAGTAGACTTAGTTTCTTTAAGTACCTGTTTTACACGCTGTTTTAAGATAACATTGTAATAGGCAGTCATTAGTCCAGCAGCATGATTGATAGAATCTTTAGTATCTTTAAATTCACCGAATATTTCTTTAATAGCTTGCTTTAAAGCTACTCCTAACGTCATATTGATGTCTTTATACAGTGAAGCTACTTCTTTAGGTGTAAGTGTTACACTGAGAGCTTTGGAGTTAATTTTGCCGTCTTTAGTAATATAACTAGATAGTTTATTGCTAAACTCGGTTAAACCAAGTGTTTTAGTTAAAGCTATGAGAGTATTATAATCTGTTGCGTTATTAGCAGCTACAGCTAGCTCTAATCTGCTATAAATAGCATTGTTACTTTCTGTGTCATGGCTGATAAATGTTTTAAGAATTAAATTACTAATAAGCTTTTCATTACCAATGCCGTACATAGTTAGCATATTAGGTTTTTTAGAGAGTTGGCGCATTGCCTTGTTTACAATGCCTCCTTCAACTTTAAAGTCACCTAGTAATTTACGCATAGCTTGTATTTTGTCATACATAACTATTGAATCATGATGCGTACCAGCAATTAGGCTATTTTCTATTTTGGTTAAAAATTTAGTCCATTTCATGCCTAAAGTTTGATAGGAGTCATGATGATGTATATTTTCTGCTTTTGCAGATGAAGAATAAACATAAGAATCATCTTCAGCATCACTAAATTGTATACCTGCACTTTGCAATGCTGCAACATGAGCTAATCCGTTAATTTCTTTATCCTGGTTAGAAAGTAATTGGTATCTACCAATAGTTCCGCCATTAGTACGCCCATCTATTTCAAATGCAATATCTGAAGTTAACTTAGTTTTATTTTGAATAGCTAGTTCGTATCTGGCATATTCAACTAAACCTTTAAGTGTATGTAATACACCAGTATACGCGTTTACCCCATTAAGAATAGTGTCTATTTCTTTATTGTATTTTTCTTGTAAGGATAAGGTTAGCTTGGGGTTAATAGTATCTAGCGTTTCTTTACTGAATATGTTCTTTAAAGCAGTAATAGCGTTTCTAACTGCTGGTTTAGTAACTTCTTCTTTAGTGGCTTTTATTACATCTTCTGCACTACCTATTTTTGCTACTTCTAATCCAAGACTTAAACCAACTGCTAAATGGAAATTGTCATCTTGTTTCTTATTAGTAATAGGGCTGAATTCTGTTGCCCAATCAGTCATAGAAAATAGCCATCTTTGAATTTTGTTACCTTGGGGATTAACACTGCTTACTTGATGCATACGTGTCTGTTTTGCAAGCTCAGACAAAATATAAAATGGTGTACTATAACTTCCATTATTTTTAGCTTCTTCTAATAACGCTAAAGAGTCACTAATAGCCTTGTCATGGCTGCGATTAACACTTTCAGCAGAGCGTTTTTTAGTTATATGACTTTGTGTAGGGTCAGCATATTGTAATAGCTGTTTATGCTTAGGACTCATTAGCATAAATATATTAAACATTGAACTGTTAGCAACCCAAGAGCGGCTGTCATTTTTAATTAAATTAGCAGTTTGTACTTTACTAGCAAGTTGTTTACTATTTTTAATAGGAGCTTTGTAATTTTCTTTAAATGCGGGTTTTACAAAACTATAGTTAGTTTTATCTGGTTCTCCTCTAGTAATAAATGCAAAGGTATTTTTAGCCTGGTTATGAGCATGCTGAATATCTAAAATAAACTGGGGAATAGTTTCAATATTAGTCTTAGTATCTAGTGCAGGAGTTAACCTAAAATAAGCTGCTGTGTGCCCTGGAATAACTTCATGGCTGGTGATAATACCTTTTTCATTTAGATCGCTAATATCTTGTTTTATAGCGTTAATTAAACCAACAGGTACATTATGCCTAGTAAGAATGCCCATCTTTTCAAGTGTAGCAATAGCCATTAAACCAACTGACATAGACAGCCTTTCCTGCTCACTGGTTAGCGCATGTTTATTAACAGCAAATCCAAGGGTTTTAAGCACTTCATGTCCAATAGTGTCAACAAGGATATTAGAAGATACCCCTACCTCTGCAAGTGCTTCAGCAGATGGAGGTAGTACAGTTTCTTCTGGTAACCCTAATAATTTGCATACACCTTTTTCATCATTAAATAGTGTGTCAGCTCCTTTAGTAGCTAACCAATGCCATAAGTGCAAAGCAATAGCTTGTTTAATATGTTCATCTAATACTCCGTTTTTTGAAAAGAACTGTATAGGATCTTTTTTACGAAAAACAAATTGTGTTAGTTTGAATTCTTTGAAAATAGCACGATTAGCTGCGTCAAATGATTGGTAAAAACTAATCATTGAATCTACTGCTTTTTGTGCAGGTACAGTTACAGGATTATTTTTATTAAAAACTGTAGTTAAACTATCTAATGTGTTGTTACGTAAGTGCATGTTAAGTAATTGCACTACATTAGTAGTTTTTTGAAATAGTGATTTATTTTTCTTAATAGAAAAGAATTCTTTAATATTATTTATAATTGTAAATATATTGCCTTTTCTATCAGTAAGTTTACTAGCTGCCTGTTCTTGCTTGCTTTGCTCAGTGGGAATTAGATCTGCAAGAGTATTTTCAGTAGAGAGAGTAATACTGTCGTCTTGGCTAAGAGTGTTACTAATTTCAAATGGGGTATTAGTTAAAGAATTCTCATAATCTATGTAATTAGTATAATCAGAATCTTGGATATTATCGTATTCTCCGGTATTAGTTAGATACTCTGGGGCATCTAATGATACTTCTGTATTATTAAGTTGTTCAGTATTACTAGATACCGGTGACTTTGCCTCCTTTACAGCACCTTCGGTCGTTCCTCCCTCGGTGCTGGCAGGAGGCACGTTACCGATGCCTAAAGCCTCTAATGTCGCACGAATTTCAATATCAATTTTATCTTGAGTTAAATAGTCTTTACCATTTTTAAAGTAGGTATTTTTATCTTTATGGTTAATGTGACTTTGCTCATGTTTTTGTAAGAAAGTCTTAATTTTACCTAGATCAGATAATTGTTTGGTTAAAAATTCTCTTGTAATACCATGTTTAGTTTTTAACTGATTGAGCACAACTTTCTTTTGCTCAGATGTAACAGAGTCTGCCTTACCATCTATGTAATCCCAAAATTCTTGCTCAGTTAAATCAGATTTAATGTGAATTTTGTTGTCTTTTGTTACATATGCTAAAGGTTTAAATGGTTTTACCTCTGGTGTAGCTGTTAATGTAATATTTGAGCTTTCTTGTACTTCACTTGCAACTGCTGAGGCAGTGTCACTAACAGTTTGCTTAGTAGTTTCAACAGTAGGATTAACTGTAGCCTCTGCATTTTTAGATTTAGCAATAGTGCTAATTGCTTTATCCATTAAATTTACAGATTTAGCTAACAACCCAGCTTCTAATTCTGCTTGCTCAACTAGAGCGATTGATGCTTTATTTTTACCGATAGAATAAGGGGTAAACTTAAATAACTTATTAGTATTCTTAGGATTTGCGTAAAAAGCACTTTTATCAAGTCTCTCTTTGCGAGAGTTAAGAATAGCCATATTATCCTTGTCTATTTGGCTAATTGGCTTACCAGCAACAGTTAAGCCAATTAAATAATTCCTAAAAGTAGAGGCTCTCATTTGCTTATCATTAGCAAATTTAGCCAATGCGGCTAATTCTTCTGTAGCTGCGGTTGGCTGATTTTTACTTATAGCTTTGGAAATATTCTGCTGATAAGCTAGTAATCCTTTGTATCCTGCACCCCCTTGAATAATATCACTGCTGACTTCAGCCATAGTTTTAGAGTAAGCTACAGTTGATTTAACTAACTCTTTAACGTTATCACTAACAGTAGCATTATTTAAAATATTATCTACTACAGTAGGAGTTAGAATTGTATTAGTATGCTCAACATAATTCTGTGAACCAAGAATTTGAGTTACAACTCCAGTTATCTCCTCATCAGTATGTTTTGCAGGGTCATTTAGTGTATTTTCTATAGTAGCTGTATCAGGCACGCTGCTAATTAAATTATGCTGCTTATCAATAGCGTCTAATTGCGCGTATTGTGCCTTGAGTGTAGCGTTTAATACTTTAGCTTTACTTATGTCTTCTTCAGAGATAGTTTTATCTTTGAATGCTTGGCTATAGGTAGCCATTTGTTTCTGGTTTTCTGTTACACTAGTGCTAACCTGATTATACAATCCTATTGCTTGTTCTTTAATGGCTGCTTTGTCATCATCGGAAATATTTGTTTGAGTAGCAATATTTGCTAAAGCATCTGCTGCAAGTACAGGGTTATACATAGCAGATGCTGGGTTGCTATATTCAGATACATCTTTTGCCTGAGTAAGAGCGTCTATTTTATCTTCATAGTCATGTGCAGTTCGAGTCTCCATTATGGAGTCTGAATCAGCAGGAGCAGTATTTGCTACATGCTGTATTTCTTTAGCTCCATAAGTCGCTACATCTAAAGGAGCTGTAATAGCTGACCCACCAACACCTCCCCAGAACTCACCAACAAGCTCACCTGCGTTTATCTTATCTCCTGCGGCTAGTTGCCCTGTCATTTCTGAAAATGGCTCAGAAAGCAATTCTGAGCCATATTTAGCAGCTTTAACTCCACTACGTGCCATAAGAGTTGCTTGCTTTTCTGCTGTTTTGGCAGCAGAAATTCCCATTTTACCAATTCCAACTCCTAAAGCAGTATCTACACCAGCAGTACCAATAGCTTTTAACTTAGCTTTTGCCATTGCTGATTCTTTAAACGTTTCGTTACTAAATATTTTTGTAAAATTATCTGCAGTAGGAGGTAAGCCTAATCTTTGTAGCTCTAGCTGAGCTTCTTCAATTAGCCTTGCTCCAGCTTCAGTGGATAAACCACCTACTAATGCACCAAGCCCTGCACCTAACATCTTACCTCCTGGAACAGGTAAGAATGACCCGGCAATGCCTCCAATAGCTTGCCCTGTGGTTGAGGGCAACATATTACCAGCCGATTGTGCAAATGTTTGAGCTATGCCTTCTGGATTAGTAAATATTTTTTCTGTAGCTTCTCCTGCAATAGATAAACCAGCTTGTAGAGATTCACTGAATCCTTGAGCATTATTCCATTTATCTTTCATAGTGCTCATTGTTTCATAAGCACTTTTTAATGATTCAGGAATATACTGTTCTGAAGCACGCTTTGCATTTTCAGCTAAAATACCAGATGTGTTATTATCAATAATGCCTGTTGCAACATCGTCTGATAAGCGTGCTGCGTCTAAGGCATTGCGTAAACTTTCAGTAGCAATAATCTTTAAATTTTCCAAGGATGACCTATTTGGCCCTTCAACTTGGTTAATCATTGCTTGCCCATTAGGAGTATTAGCTAAAAATTTTGCCTTAATAGCAGCTTTTTCTTCTGGTGAACTGAAAGAATAGGAAGCGTTACGGCTAATATTTAACCAAGGTTCTGCTGGATTTACAGGTGCAGTTGACTGAGGAGTTACTACTAGTTCAGCGAGCAAATCGCTAAAAGTTGGCATAGTGTCCCTTTAACTTTCGTTAGTATTTCTTTTTGCAATATCAGCTAGTATAGCTTTAATAGTAAGTTTAATTTCATCTAGTTTATCTGGGTCAGTTGTTTCTTCTAGTTCTCTGCGTTTTTGTTTTAACACTGCAGTTTGTAGTGATTTATCTGCGCTAGACAACTTAGTATTTGCGTTAATCCTATTTATGTTTTCGTTTAGTGCATACTTTAATATTTGTGAATCAGCAGGTAAATTTTTATTTTTATTTAATACATCATCACTTATTTTTTGTAACTTTGTCTGCACTTTTACGCTACCTTCATTTGCACTGTCTTTTAAAGGCTGCATAAATTTATCCACATTATCTAAAAATGTGCCACCTCTGCCAGTACCATTTAAGGCTAACCTTATAGCTTTTTCTTTATCTGCTGGTGTTTCTGTTTTTGCTGGTGTTTCTATAACTAACTGGGGGTTAGCTTGTTCTAATGATTGGGTTGTTTTTACTGTATCCTTTAGTTTAGCTTCTGCTGTTTGTGCTTGCGTTGTATTACGCGCTTCAAAGGGAGTTTTACCTTTATACATGGTAGATTCTCTTGCAGCATGTGCAATAGCTACATCTTCAAGTCTATCAGCTGGTATAGGTTTTTTAGGGTCTAGCCCTAACTCTTTAGCCCCATCAAGTATATGCTGTTTAACGTTAGGATTAGCTTTTGTATCAGGAGTAGCGGTTAGCCACGCTTGCTCTAGGGTCAGCCCTCGCTTTGCATATTTTTCCCATTGTGAAACTGCCGCTTGCTCTCCCTCTGCAAGTGTTGCCCATTGAGCAAAAGAAAGCCCATCTTCATTAACCGTTTTACTGGGGGATGCCCCTTTCTGTCCTACATAAACTGCCATCATAGGGTTATTTAATTCTGCTGCACCCTGTCTAGCAGTTGTAGTCTTTTCTTTAATATAGTTTGATGGTACTTCACCATTGATAGTGTCACTAGCATTAGTTGGTACACCAGATAAATTATTACTTAAAGCATTCAGTTGATGCTTTATTACACCCTCTTTTATGGAATTTTCAAAATCTTGCTTAGTTCTGTTAAATTTTGTTTCTAAAGTAGTAGTAGCAGTGTTTAACGCATCATGAGTTTTAAAATCTTGCATATTTTGCTTTGCAGCAGAGCGAAATTTATCAATATCAATAGCGCGTGTACTACTATACCAAGGTTCACCTTGCCCTACCCCACTTTGTAACGTAGCAGCTAAAATTTGTTCACCGGCTCCTACAGGTAATTCAGGATCATTTCTAAATTCTGTTCGTAAGTCTACTAGTGCTTTTTGAGCTTCATCACCAACAGTCATTCCAGATGGGAGTAAATTTTTAAACCAGCCTTCTGTTGCAAATTGGGATACAATACCATTATATGTTACATCTCCAGTAGGGTCAGCTTTTGCTTTATCTCTAATATCTAGTAGAAGTGGGTTTGTTCTTTCCAATTTTACTTTATTAGCTGTAATATTATCTACAGTCTCTCTTGAATCTCTCTCAAATTGCCCCATAGCGGTTGCTTTAGCAAGTTCCGCTTCTAATAGTTGTTTTTGAGTAACAGACATGGAATCTTTAAAAACTTTTTGTAAGTTTTCCATTGCTGCTATCCGAGTAGAAATAGGCAACTTTTCATTACCTATAATACTGCTAATTGCTGGGGTAATATCTTGTTTCTGCATAGCTAAAGTAATACTAGCAGCAGTTACATCGTTAATTCGAGTAGTTTCTTTTTCTTTACCTAGTGCTTCAATCTTAGCCGGGTTAAACAGATGAGAGCCATACTTAGCAATGCCATCTTGTATTACCTGCTTATAGTTATCTGCTGTTACCTCTGGTAGCAATTCCTGTGTGTGCTTATCAATAATCTGATCTGTGAGTAACTTATGTTGTTCAGCAGTTTGATTTAGGTACTCTGCACTTTTTTTCTGTATTTCAGTTTCAGGAACCTTTGCTGATCTCATGCTATTCTGGAATGCCATTAAAGCATTCGCTGGATCAAAATCTTTTTGAAAAGCTGTTTCACTATCTGTAAAACCAGCATTCATGGCTTTACCACTGAGCACATCTTTTTGTGTGTTAAAAGCCTTCTGAATAGCATCACTATCTTGTTGGACACCATGGGTAGCTTGTAGTGTAGCAGGGCTAAATCTGCCCGCTGCGTTAGCTAAATCACTATAATTTTGAAATTGCTGTATTTGAGCTGTGTAATCTGCAGTATTATTTTTAGCAGTTTGTTCCCAATTACGCCCGTCAAGTGCTTGATAGTTACTAATACCACCTTGCCAGGTATTAAAAGCATTATTAAAATCTTGCCCAGCAGATGTAAGACCCAGTAACAGAGTATTACTTAAATTTGGTGCGTGAATATTTTGCCAAGTTATCGGAGCCATAGTCTATTCTCCTTATTTAACACGGTTTCGTGCCATGTAGCTGTCTACAGACTCAGCAGCAGGGCTAAATGATACTCTTGCTCTTTGTCTATCTTCCATTTCAGTGTTAGTAAGTGTTTTTTGTGTGTCAAACTGTTTGCTAAAGGCATCTTTTTGAAATTTTAAGTCATCTTTTGCCAAGCCCAGCTTCTGTATGCCAAGCCAAGCGTCTAAGCCACCCTTACCTAGCCGCAATAGTGGGCTTACCCATCCTGAATTGTGCAGCTTGCTTATTGGGTCTGTTCCCCCAAATGCACCGTTCCAAGATAACGCACTGTTATTACCTAATATGTTGCTAAAGTTAGCTTGACCCAAATTTTCCAGGTTCCCTTGGATATTTACACCCAAATTCGAATTTCCTCCCCATGATGGGTCAGTAGCATCTACAATATTCGAGTTAGTATTCATTCTGGATGAATCCCACCCACTTGTAGGTAGGTATGCTGGACTAATTTTGTTTGCATTACTCCCATATTTATAAGTTGGATATGGTAATCGAATTTTTTGCCAGTTCGATAATGTGTCACTCATGATTAAACCTCCTAGATATACGATTTGGTACTCGGTAATTTTAAGCTAATATCGTAATAGTTATGAGTAATGTCTAACACAATAGTACCAATATTACCAGTGTGAATTGTGCGGTTATAAAATGTAGTAGGTGTTTCATTTAGTACACTCTTATAATTGATAACATTAGTAAAAGTTAAAGGATTAAAATCTGACCGAGTATCCAAAAGTTCAAGTGCTCTATCAAGATCATCTTGTTTTGTCTGCATGTCACGAGTGAGCAGCTCAGTTTCTTTTGACACGTCATAAAGTTGCCTTTGTAAATCAGTATTAACTGCTGAAAGTAATGCACCAGAGGCAGACAAGCATAACTGAGCTGTTGGCATCTGCGTTCCAACTATAGTTACAGCTCCAGTTGGATTATATATAAATGTAACTACTACTATAACAATAGCAAGAATAGTGGCTAGTTCACCACCTATTTGTTTAATTAGTAACTGGGAACCATAATATAAAGCAGCACTTAATAATACTGCTGGCAATATATACATTACAAACGCGATTAAACCAGCTTCAAGTGCAGTTATGGCTTCTGCTACCCATGGCCCCATAGTACCTAAAGACCACACTGTAATAGCAATACCAGCTACCATAATAAGTGCTCTAGCCCATCCTGTTTGATACCATTTAACTTTAGTTTTTTTATAGCTATTAACAGTTAGCATAAAAGAATCAGCGAATAGCTTATTCCTAACTAGCGGAGGAAGTTGTAATGCTACTGCGTAATGAATAGGAATAATAAAATTGTTTTCATCAGGATCATTTATTATATCTGAAATATAAGTGTAAACACTATGGCCTTTATAAATATTATTTATATGGACTAGTCCTGTTATTATAACTTCTTTGTAATGAGTGGTAGTAACTTGTAAACGTAAGGTTACTTTTGAATACTCAGTACCGGTCACTCTTGAAAATGAGAATGTAGCTGTGTTATGAGGAATACTAGATAATTCTTTTGTTGCTGTGCCTACTTTACCAATACTACCTGCTTTAAATGTTGATGATATATACGTGTAATTAACTTGTGTGTCTAAACCATGCTCTAGCATACTTATAGAATCAACCGCATTAACTGCATTTACAGTTAAGTCTGAACTATACGAAAATGATTCTGACTGGTCGCTTACAGCGTTAGGTACATCTAAAAATTTAAATGAATTTTCTGCTAAATCAGACCGTTCACTTAAAGTTTTAATAAAATCTAACCGGGTGTATGTTGATATACCATATAAATAATCAAAAAATTCAACTAAATAGTGAATACCAGCTTCATCTGCATCGCGTAAATTTACACCAAATATAACATAGGCATGGTCTATTTCAGATATGTCTGGATTAGCATTCAATTTTGACCCTAGTTGGTCAATGTCAATGCTGACTTTTTTAAGTAGTTTTTTACTTGTAGCATATAATTCTGTGTTTTTAGCAGCACCTTCAGTAAGCGAAACATTATTATAGCGAATAGGCACAACAGGTAAGAACGCGTCATGTTCATTGCTAGTGGCTAGTGCTGTTAAACCAGGATATTTATTAGTAGAAATATCATAATACCAATACTTTTCATGATTGATTGGTACTAAATTTACGTCTAAATCATAGTATTTAGCAATTACATAGGTACGCCCAATTACTAAATTAGGAATTGTATTAAAAGTTTCTGTGTAAGTAAAAGGTGGAAACCACCCAGTTGTAGAAGGGTATACTTCAGGTTGGGTTGCTAAAGAGAATATTTTGTACGTTATGTCAAATGTTGCCATATCAGTAGAAAATACAATTTGGTCTACTGCAACAACACCAGTGTAGGGTTTTCTAAAATCAGGAGGAAATGCAGTTATCCTATTTGTTGTTGGGTTATAATTTCGTTCTCTGCGTAAAATAGGTAGTACAGCTAAATCTGCTGTTAAAATTGACATTAAACAAAATTCAACATATACCCCATATGGTGGAGCTTGGTCTTCTTCTATTCTAGCCTTAACGGCTGCTTCAGGTATTAAAGATTGAGAGCCATGCCTACCTTGGGGTAAGCCAAGAGTATAATAATCTCTAGCATAGTTATACATAGACGCTACTTTAGAGGCCATCCCATTTAGCGTTTCGTACTTAATTGCGTCCGTAAAAGGTATATCCTGTACGATTGAATACAGAAGAGTATCATGTAGAGAGTCTTTACTACCCCCTGCTAATGGCAGGGTAGTAGAGAATACATTGATTTTAGTTTTACTCCCAAATATTCCCATTAAGAATCCTCAAAAAGTAAAAGGAGCCGAAGCTCCTTTTACTAAACCAGATATTATTATCTACACCCCAATGCCTAGTTTTGCTTTAGCAATTACAGCACCAATAGAACCAGCGTCTAAATTAGTACCCGTTACTAATGTATTACTATCTACTGTCTTCTGCACTGACCAGGAATCAACCATTAACTTTGCTAATTTTTGCTCGGCATCTCGCTTAAATCCATCAGTTTGCTGTGCAAATAATAGTTTTTGTTTCTCAATAACTCCATTAACAGTTGTCTGCCCAGTGTCTATACTGTATCCACTAGGTATATGGTCATATGTCTGTGCTAGTTCTGTAACAATTTTTTGTTTTAACAGTTTGGCTTCAGCATTAGTTTTATTCTTAGCTTCTACAGCTATACCAGCTACACTTAGCGTAGCGTGCTTAGCATAGCTTAGACTAGGCAGTGTATCGGATACCTGAGCAACTTCAGTCACAACTTTTTGCTTAGTTAAATCGGTTTCTGCGTCAAGTTTTAATCTTTGCGCTTTAGCCAATCCGTCTATAGTAGTACCTGAGTTTAACCCATATCCACTAGGGATAGCTTCAGTTGAACTAGTCTGTGCTAATTCAGTAATAATTTGTTGCCCTATAAGTACGACTTCTTTATTAGATTTTTCTACTTGTGCTTCAACCAAATTTGCTTGTAATAAATCAATAGCTTTTTTGCTGCCAACTAAACCACCAACTGCACCAGCGTTACCAAAACCTAAACCAGACAGTATGTAATCAGATGTATTTGCTAGTTCTGTAACAATCTGCTGGTGGATTAAACCTACTTCTGCGTTAATTTTAGCAGTATTTTGGAATTGCTCAATATATGCTACTGCTTGTTGTAGCACAGCAGTTAATGCACCAATATATACTGTTGAATACTCTTTACCAGTAATTCTACCTGCATTGTATTCTTCAGAGAGATGCAGTTTGACTGTACGCATTAACTGGTCAAAAACTCCTGTACCATCAATGCTAGTTGTAGTTAGCAGTTCAATTTGTGGATCGTTACCATCTAATCCTGGGTTTAAAGCAATAATATCTAAATTAGGTAGTGACATTGTTTATACCTTAATCAACACTATGATTCAGAGCCTGACGTGTTGCAAGCTCGGCCAATTCTTCTTTAGTGAGTGGCTCAAGGATTTCAATAGCGAATTCTTTAACCAGCTTAGTCTCTATTTTTACTTTGCCACCAGGGAGCTCAACTGTCGAAAAATGCTGGAATTGCCTTTCTTTTAAATTTTCATATAATACATATGGGATATGGTAACCAGCTTCAGCGTTATAAGGAATAAATTTCTTTACTGTACCGATAATAGCATTACTAACACTAAAAATTTCACCAGGAAAGTCTTTCTTATTAGGATTCATACAAGTAATGCGTACACGTATGAGTTTGTGTGCTTCTTTGCGTAATTTTGTGTGGTACTGTTGGGTTAAAGCTTCCTGTGATAGCACAGGTGGTGCTATTTTGGCAGATTCCGTTTTAGATACTGGAATATCTTTTACAGGTGGATCTGCTAAAGCAGTATTTATTTTAGCTTTTAATGAGTCTACCCCAATAGATGGGTGATATTTAATACCCATTATGTCAGCTCTTTCTTTTAACAGAGTAAGTTCATCCGGGATAGCATCTTCTGGGTTAACGCTGGTTTTATCCATATCTTCGTTCATGTGGGTCACCTTATTTGTGTCAGGTTACTGTAAAGGTAAGCACCTCTCCTTTTTACAGGAGAGGTGCTGTTGAGTTTATCTGTAGCTTTTACCAGCGAGCTACTGACCAAAGTACCGCAATTCTTTCGCTTCGAAGAGGCATAAAGCCATAGTACCATTTAATAGACATAAATCCAGTTTCACCATAAGGATCATTTCTATCTGCAGCTGATTCGCCAGGCTTTTTATGGAAAATCTTAAACTTAGACGATTTACCATCAGTCTGAAAACCAATCGTCGTAAATGCCTCACTACCTACAACTAACATTGGGTAAGCATCATACTTACCATCAGTTACACGATAACCAGCATTAACATCTTCAGCAATACCGACACCAGCTTTATGCAGCATTTCAGGAACAACAACAATCCTGAAGTTACCAATAGTACCAATTTCTCCATTTACTACAGTGCCTGCATCAGCATAATGAGCTACAGGAATAAACGCCTGATTCCCGTGGTAATCATTGAGTCTTTCTAAGGTAGGCTGTAACTCAGACCCAATAAACATAACCCTGCCCGCATTAACAACTTTCGTGTCAACCATGCGGCTGCCAGTAATAACCTTGGTACTCTTAGGGCATCTGTTATTGTCCAGGTCAATGCTGAGTTTCATAATGTCAGTATAACTAACTTCCGTGCAAGAAGCTGCAACACCAGACATTTGTGCTACAGTGGTAGCAGTACCCGTAGGTGCAGAAGTTACTCCTGCAGTAGATGTAACAGTGTTTGAACCATAACGCACGACACCTGCTGCATTAATCAGGTCAATCTGCAAAGCATCTTCAGTGATTTCATTAGCACCACGCAGCATTTCTCGATTGATATGCTCTTCTAACTGGTCATCAGAATCAAAATCAAGAGATTCTTGTGTATACTCGTCAAAGAAACCAAACTTAGCTATCGTACCGTTAATTTCAAAACGCTTAAAGCCTACACGATTTATTCTACCACCTGTCTCAGATAGTACAGGCAACTTGCCAGAGATAGTTCCAATATCTTTACTAGAACCATACAAATTTCCACTGTGAGGTACAGCAAGAGCGTCTAATCCAGTTAATACAGTTAAAGTATTACCTGCTTTGTCAGTAAATCTAAACCCAGCGTCAAACAATGCGCCACCGGCTGTCATTAGTACAGCAAAAGCAGCAGCATCGATACAAGCGGTAGCTCTACCACCACCTTCTACATCAGCTGTGCACCAAGAAATCAACTTTGCAATACAGTTAGTTTCAGCAGCCGCTCCGTTAGTGCCAATACCAGTAAAGTATACTTTATTATCTACTGAACGCCCATAATAAGGTGGAATTCGCGGGATAGACCCGTCAGACATAGTTACAGCTACGGAGCACTCATAACTAGTATCATCAGAACCTACCCCATTAGCGTCAATACCTTGATCATTGATATTTGCATCATCTAAAAGAGGAAGATAATGATACCGTTTAATAGTTTTACCCATGTGTTTTGGCATAGAAATCGTATCTGCCAATTGGCCAAAATAGGTTTCTTTAGCTAACTCTATAAGAGCTTTTTTCTCATAATACTTTGTGTTCATCTGGGTTGCCCCGATACTAGAATTACTTCCAGTACCGTAAACTTGAGCGTTTTCAAAAGCCATTGTCGTATCTCCTATAACGATAAAATTATCGCTTAATAAATTTAGACTTCTCTAACTTCATAAATTCTTCATCAGACATAGCTAGAGGGTTAAAGTCTGTCAGTGTGCCAGATGTTTTTACACTCTGCGTAGGACTGACAGCTTTTTTTGCAGCACTACGCTGTTCTTCTGTGATTTTATTTGCTACTTTTGCTGGAGTTTGCATTTGCTTTGTAGTTGCTACAGGTTGTTCAATATTGAGTTGCCCTTGTGATTGTAGTGCATCACCAACCATCTTGTAAGCATCAAAATCTGAAATACCTATTAGTCTACCAAAACTTCGCTCGTACTCAACAGCATTCATTACTTTGTCATAAATACCATTTGCAACGTGCCCATTGATTACGCTAATAATATGAGGGTTGTTTGCAATTGTATTACGACTTTTTCCATCCCATTTTTCAGTTATAACATTAAGAGTCTTAGCATAAGTTGGAGTATCTTTTATTTCTTCAAGAACTGCATCTAGCTCTAACTCTGTGTCAGAAACTGTTCTATTAGGGGGTTTATACTTACTTTCTGAATCAATATCAACAGATAATGGGTCTAACCCACTATCTTTAATCAATTTTGTTATAGCATCCGGATTCTTTTTATGCAAGTCAATTAGATAGCTAATCTTACTAGAATCCATTAAGTCATTTTGTTCAAGTAGCTTCATTATCTTTAAAGCTGGCTTCAGTCCTGCCATCTTCTTATGATAATTAGCTCCCATTTGCATCAAGGTTAAAACATCATCTGTGTTTTTAACCTGCATTTGCACACCATTTGCTTTAAATGGTGCCATTAATTTTTCATATTCAACTTTATAATCAATAACAACTGTGTTTGTTTGTTTATCTGCTTGGTCTTCTGGTTTAGTCTGGTTAGCGTCATCTAACGTGAGTTGTGCACTAGCTGTATCGGGTAAAGTTGTATTTTTTTCTTCATCTTGAGGTTCTGTAACAGTTTTATTTATTTCTTCACTATCTGTTGGTGTGTTACTAACTTCATCACTTTCTTCTTGTTTTTCAACTTCTGCTTCTGTTGTGGCAGTGTTGGAATTAGCAGTAGAATTGTTGGATAAGTTAAGGAAGTCTTCATCAGACATATCTAAAACATTACTGTCTTCTTCAGTATTATCTTCTTCAGTATTATCTTCTTCAACATTAGTTGTGTCTAGCTCGTTATCTTCAAGATTGTCTGCCATAGTTACACCTCACTACGCAAAGACTCAAGTTCCTGCTCGCTGTCAGCTAGTGCTTTAGCTGAATGATAGGCTTCTTGAACGATGAAGTGCATGTACTGAGTTAAATGCCCAATAGCATTAAGCTGATTAACAATGTAAGTTTGATTTTTCTCATCTTGCATCTGGTGTGCAGCTTTTAGATTAACCAAGCGTAAAGCGTAAGAACTTAAATATTTGTCTAAAAATACCTTTTTAAAATCAGGGTTACTTTTTAGTCTATCAAGTGCTAAACCAAGATCAATCTTTTCTCTAGCCTGCTCAATAGACATTTCTAATGCTTGGGATTCCTCATTCTGACTCATAAATCACCTTTTCGTGTGTCCTCTTCTAGTATAAACCAGAAGAGATAATTATTGACCATTATTGGTCATTCCCCTATTACTTGTGGCTTTGCAAGATAAGCATCAACTGCTTTTTCTTTAACATTATGCTCATGGTGTCTGTCAATTTTTTGCAAGTCTCGTTCTTGATGTACTCCTGATTCTTGCTCAAGATAGTTTAAATCTTGCACGTCAGCTTGGCTGCCTAGGTGTCTAGCCTTTGCCTTCTCAGTGCCAGATTTAACTAAGTTAAGCTGTGCCTGTGTGGTCTCTTTAACTCCTCTAGCACCTTCTAATTCAGCCGTTGCTGAGTGGTGCATAGTAAGAGATTGCTCTTTAGCAATTTGAGCTTTTAGCAGTTCAATCTCAAGTTGCATTTTCATCTCTAACATAGGATTAGGTTCAGGTTGGTATTGCTCAATTTTTTTAGCGAGATCAGGCATTTTTCTTAGTCTTGCAATATCAGAAAGGATCATATTAGTCATCCCTTGATCCATATTATTCCCAATAGTTTGTAACATATAAGCAAGTTCTTCCGCTTTTTGATTATCTTCTTCAGCAGTGCTAATACTAAGTTGAAGATCAAAATTGCCTGCTAAATCATCTCTTCTTACTTGAATAAACTCTTCATCTGTAATGCGTATTACTTCCTCTTCTGAAAGAAATACTGCGTTCATACTAATAAATTTACGGCCAATTTCAATAATGCCACTTGCTAACCTGCGCAAAATACCTAACTCACGCTTACTTGTAGCATCTAGGGCACTTCTTACAGCAGTAGCTGTGTTACCTAGTGCAGCACCAGAGATACCTCGGCTAAACGCTTTAATGCCCGTTAAACTTTCAGCTTCATTATTCTGTAAAGTCAGCATAGTCATAGCAGAAGCGGGTATCTCTGGGTAAACATGAGTAAACACACCCATTCTTGGATCAACACCAGCGTTAAATTCGTAGTCTTCACCACGATTAAACTTACGTTTATTAGCTGCATCTAAAAAATCTCTTCTAAATCCTGTTTGACTATTGGCTGACTTACCCAGTAGGTCAACCATTCCTCTTGTTACAGCTCCAATAATTTTTTGGTTATCTTCAAGTAATTCAGCGTCTGGTTCACCAAATACTGACTTGCGCACTGGCATATACACAGCGATAACAAATGGATGCTTCTTATCAGGAAACCTATTTTCTTCCAGTCTAATAAGTGTATCACCTACCCATGCTGCAACAATGGGTACCAATACCCCATTATTTTTAATGTCCCATAAACCCCAATACTCGTATACTACAAATTGCTTACGCGATTTATCTGCAAAGTTAAAACTAGAGTCTCCTGGATCAACATAATCAGCACTTGCTACAGGTGAGGCTGCTTCAATGTCTATTTTTGTTAAGTTAGTATATTTGCCATCTTTTTGTAAATTTGCCAGTGATGTTTTAAACGCTTCAGCGATAAAACTTGCCTTTTTAAAGTCACCATTACAAGAAGGATCAACTATTAGATTATTAGAATCAATAATTTCCCAGCATGGCTGGTTTTTTGATTCAATTTTTTTAGTCTGGATTTCTGTTCCTATTTGCTTAGGCAGCAATGCTTCACCAGTCTCTAAAAATAACTGTAACGCTTGGTCTAGCCCTGGAGTGCTACGGTCAGCATACGCTTCAGGGTCTTGCTGTTGCATTTGGATTAGTGTTGTGTAGTGCTGTGGTGCTTGTCCTGTCTCATCTGGTACAAACTCGTATGTAGGTACTTCTACTTCAATTTCACTTTCTTCTGTTTCCCAACCTACTTTAACTATTACACTACCCGTATCAACAGCGTCTCTAATATAAGCGTCAATAAATTTAATTTTATCTAATTTAGTGTTAATTTGATTATTAAGAACTAATTCATTTTGTTTTGCCCTATTCCTATCTCCTGCTGTTACAGGCCTTACATTAAACAAATCTGAGGTGCTTAAAAATGGCTCAGATAAAGATGAATATCGCCATTCATTTTGTTTACGAATTAACCTTGGTTGCACATTAGAGCTACCAGTAATTTTTGCTATCTTGGCTGACCCAGTAATATTACGAGCATCCAGCCACCTACTAACATTAGCAGTGTACTCATCAGTGGCAGACTTAGCATCTGTAATATTCTGTTTTAAATCTAAAATTGTGGGTTCGTTAACCCAATCGGTAAGTGCTTGTGTCTCTACTTGGGGGGTATCTGCCATTGCTATACCTGTGAATAGTTAAATTTTTACTATCAAATATTTTATACTGCTAATGCGTCAAGTTCTGCTTGCTGCTGGCCTAATAAAGTGCCAATAGCTTGTCTAAATAAGGCATCATTTTCTTTAATTTTAGCAGCTAGAGTAGCTACTGTAATATTACGGGCTGTAGCCATTGCTGACAACATAGGTGTGCTCACTGTGTTATCTGCGATATACTCGTCTGCTTCTTTGAGTTGGGTGAACCATGTTTCCCTTTCTGTTTGTGTGTATGGCTGTGCGACTTGTGCCATCAAGAGGGAGTAACGTTGGCGTATCTCGTGTTCATCGATAACCTGTTGTTCCTCGGCTGTGAGGGCAGGAAATTCATCTGGAAAATCTTCGTGTAAGCGCCCCCATAAAAGAGGAGAATAGTCTTCCCTTGGCATGTCATCAGCCTCCTATGGCTACGTAATTTAACGTTCCCACCGCTTCTGCCACTGAGGAACCTACGGTTAAAGTGGCAGAGGTGCAAGTCATGACATTATCAGTGTAGCGTTGGGAAAACACATTACTTGTAGAAAAGCGCCACGCAGTGCCATATGTTTTATACATACACATCTTGATGTAAAGTATGTCTGTTGAAGCAGAGCAGGAAACAGTAGAGCTTCCTGTGTATAGCATATCCCTTGACACCGGAGTCACCGCTAATGAGACAGTAGGCCCGTCATACCAACCATTTGTGTAATACTTTAACTTAAAGTACACTATACCGTCATACTCATAAGATGCTGATCCCGGTTGCACAGCGAACTGTGTACTCCAATCAAAATTCACAGTTACAGATCTTGTAGTTGGCCTTGAAGTTGCTGTGCTTGTACCTTCCCACCAGCCATAACTACCACCTGCGTCAACTAAATCGTCACGTACAGTGACTGTGTTAAATGCTGGTGCTGTTTGTGTGTAACCTCCTGTACCAAAAACTAAACGGCATACAGGAGTAAACTGGTATATATTTCCTCCTGTATGAGTTACACTTGCTGACAGTTGCAGGGATTGTTCTTGGTTGACTCCACTAGGCTTATAAGTGGTGATAGAATTGGGGGAGACCATAACTTTTGGGGGGACTCTCCAATACCCAATATTCGTTGTTGCGTTGTGAGCGCATGTCCCCGTGACTATTTTACTCAGCGATTTATAAGCATTAAACTGAGAATTGTAATAATCATAAAAAGTTATGTCGCCCCCATTGATAAGGCAATATCTATTTCCGGCAACATTGGCTGTTTGCCCGATACTAATACTGGAATCTGCGTGTATCTTCCCCCCATCAATAGTTGTTGTACTACCATTATATCCTAATGTAGCATTATCTATCGCTGCGTCAAATATGTGGAAAGTTAAGCCATCCACATAACAAGTTCCTTGGTAATAATTAGTGGCACTCCATGTCCCAAGTATATAAATCCGTACCCCACAAATTCTTCTGGCAGCACCTTTTAACCTGCAAGAAAAAGGAATTTTTTGCCAAGCGTTAAGTATACTGGTGTCAGGAGTAAAAATGAAACCTTCAGCTTCACTAGAGTTGTAATATAGTACTACGTATATAGCAGGTTTTCCTACTCCTATGGCAGAAGCTATATAAAAATCTATAGTCCCTGCTACAAAACTCCCAAGAGGCAAAGGAGCGGTGTTCCACATAACTGCTTTGTGCAGCCCAACAGCTTGAGTAGCCCCCCCTGGGCATACCATTTTAACTGAATTTGAACCGTATCTAACTATAGTGGTCTCCTTTGTGGGAGAAGCCCCGCTCCAGTTTGACCAACCATCAGGCAGTGCGCCTGTCCATTTTTCAAACGATGGGTTAAATCCTAGTGTTGTCGCTGCGTCATTGGCGTATATTTTATCAGTAGGAATATTTGACACACTACTCCAAACAGCAGATAACCCTGCTGACTCAATCATCCTGGCTAGTAGAATACTTTTTGTTTTGTATGCATTAGAAAATTTAGTCTTAAAAGTAGTGCTATCTGGTAATTGTGTAGAAATAGTAGGATTAGCCATATACTGAGGGCAATAACTTATAAGTGCGCTCATAGCTGCACTATAGTTATTTTTTTCAGTAATAATGCCATATTGAGTTGCTTTAGTTACTAAATTTGCTTGTTCAGCAACTAAAATATCATATTCTTGTAATAGAGCAGGTTTTTCACTAGGATCAATTATACTATCATCAGTAATATCATCAATTCTACCAAGAGCATCTGCAACATCAACTGCTGTCGCTGTAATCAGTATGCCTGATTTTTCAAGTATTTTTGTTAATAAATTATTTTTAGCAGCATATACATCAGTAAACTTACTATTAAAAGTAGTGCTATCTGGTAATTGAGCAGCAGTAGAAGGATCACTAATATATGGCAAACAATAACTTGTTAATGCTGTTATAGCTGTGTTATAAGCATTTCTTTCCGTTATAATACTATACTGATTTGCTCTATCTACTAATTGTGCTTGTTCTGCGATTAAAATATTATACTCTTGCAATAACGCAGACTTTTCACTGGGGTCAATTACAGTGTCACTGGTAATATCGTTAATTCTGCTCATAGCATAATCAGCGTTTGCAGCAGCAGCAGCGGCATTCTCAGAAAAAGCTACAAAAGTAGGATGAAAATTTTCAATAGGTACACCAGTAAGATCAGAAGTAGAAGTTAATTGCATCTGTATATTATAAAATTTAGCCGTACCCGTGTTATGGCTTAATTCATAGCCAGTTTTTAAGGCATCACTAAAGTTAGCAGATCGTAAATCACCTCCGACAATCATACTTGCATTAAGTGTTATTTCTCCAGAATCTGCATCAACAAGAAATATTTTTTTAGGTGTAACATTTGTACCAGACACAGAAGACACTACAAAGTTATTTGCATCAATACTAAACACAGACTTGTCTTCTTCGGGTATTAACTGCCAATACACACCAATTCCTGCTACAGGATTATTCTGGTTGTTAGATTCATGTGCTAAAATACACTTATATGCGCTGTCTATATACCAGCATGTGTCACCAATAGCGTAATTGTGTGCTTCTAAAATCCAATTTTGGTGTACTAACATTTTAAACCCGGAGATCATCTTATTCCCCTGGTTGTCTTCTGTAACAGTAATACCAAAATAATTAGCCATCATAGAACGGATAGCTGTCATTTCACTAGCTGTGCTATCAAGGGATTCAACGTGTAAAGCTAATAAATCGTTAGCTGCTGTTAGTGTCTGCGTGGCAGTATATAACTCATTAGTTTGAGTGTTAACAGTCATCAGGCCTAACTCTATAGAATCAGCTAACAGTGTAATATGTGCGTCATGCTCTATTGTTAAATTTTTAATATCGTTAAAACCAGTATTAGCTTGACCTTCAATATTGTTTACATGTGCGTAGATACTATCTGCACTAACAATAAATTCGCCGTATTTACTATCGATCATCCCTGCCATATCAGTAATTTGCTGAGATTGCATGGCAATCTGTTCAGCAGCTATAGCAATATGGCTACTAGCATAGTCAATAAATCCACCAGGATCATTTAAGTCTTTTAAGGATGTAACAGCTAGGTTAATTTTAGTTGCCTGCTGTGATATTTCGCTCATTAAAGCTGTTATATTATGATCGTGAACACTGACATCAAGAGCAATCTGGTCAATAGAAGCACCTGTTTGTGACAGGTAAGTCTTAACATTATGATAATCTGACCCATCTGAACCAAATAAAGAATCAAACAGATTCACGTAAGCCTGCAAAGTATCGTGAGTTAAATTGATCCTGTTTAAAAATGTTTCTTCGATTTCTAACTCAGTTACTAAACCACGCATTAAGTGTACAATTTCTTTAACATCAGCAGTTTGCCCAGGTAGCCATACTGGCCCACGTCCTCCTGTTAAAGCAACGTTAATAGTTGGGTTTCCCCCACCTTTGACTGTTACGACAGGGTTTGAGTTCAAAACTTTGACAGTTGTACCCTGTTCAGCAATGTTAATCTGAGTAGGAGTATTGTCCTTTGCGTTAATATAAATAGGACGCTCAACAACTGTAACTTTGACAGGTAAACTACTCATACAGTAACTTCTCCTGTTACATTTACAGTACCGTATAAAAATTTATCAACAATAGGCACAGCCTCTGGAGTGCCACTATCAATAACAAGTTCTAATTCGTACACTCCACTATTCCATTTTAATGCTGCTGTTTCTGCTGCGGATAGCTCAATAGTTAGCGATTCCACATAGGGAGCTTCTAACCCAACTTGTTCAAAACGAAGCCTACCATTAGCCGTAGTCAGTTCTAACAGCGGAGTTCTTACAGTATGCCCTGGTTTACTTATATCCCAGCTAGGACGTATTTGCATACGTGCAGATGTGTATGTTTGTAAAAAAGCTATTGGGCCATTATCATCTGAGGCAGTTAAGGAAATACCAAATGTACTACCACGATAGATTTTTATGTCATATTTACCAGGTTGCATTATACAAATCCTCTTGTGTCAAAAATCAATCTAGTTGTGTTGTCATCTGTCATGATACCAAGAGTTTCTAACTTTTTACATGCTAGTTCATACTGGTACATAAATGTATTAACAGGCTGTGTGCTACCTTCAGCAGGAGAGGTATTCATTCCTCTAACAATTCTACCTGCTATAAATAAAAGAAGAGGATCAAGTATGTAATTTGGAATAAATAAGTCTATATTTTTTGCGTTAAAGCTGTTTTCAACAACAATTTTAGGATGGTCAGCTTGATAGTGCACTGTTACTATCTCGGGTACACTAATATTAGAGAAAATTAAAGTGTCAAATAGAGGAATACTAACCCAATTATTTTTAGTAGAGTCATTTATAGGTAATTCTGTGCCATCTGGTGTCTTAATACTAAGAACTTTTAACAAATCATCTGTAAATGGCTCTTCTACAGTGTGTTCAATGTAAGTAGTGTCATCTACATATTCTGTAACAGCAGCATATGTAGAACGCAAGTAATATGTGTTAACTCCTGTAACTTGATGCAGCTTTAAATCACGTTGTTTTAAGTTAAACCGTTTGTGTAGTTCAGTTAAACCAAGATTTATATGTGATACTATCTTAGGGTGATCAGCTTCAACTATTGTTCCTAGTGTAGAGTTACCTACAGCAAGTCTGCTTAACTCACCATAAGCAAGCATATCGAATAAATCTTGTAATGTTAGCATAATAAAGCCTCTTTAGAGTGTATTCTAAACTTTTATACAATATAAGATTGTATACGTCCAGTATTTTGTTCGTCGTCTTCTATTTCCCAAATATTTGAATCTTTCTTTGTTACAATAGGTACTTCTTCACTTGGTCGCCACACTACTAAACAGCCCAACATAGATATTGTATCTATGCAGTCGTCATGTTTACTCTTAAAACCTGCTGGACTTGCTAGTGCTAGTTCATTTTCGTATTCTTGTATGATAGATGTTTGTCTTTTTTCAGTAGGGAAAAAGATATTATGTGCTTTAAAATGTGGAACCATGACATTAAACCTAACCATCTTGTTCGTATTGGGTCTAATCCCAGGTTGCCCATGATTGCTGTCACTGGCTAGAGTAAAGAATATATTTTTATCCATCATTTGACTCTGAATCCATGGAATAAACCCGCCTTGCTGACCGCTAACTTCAATTCCTACAGCCTGCGGTTTCCATTTTTGAGCCAGTCTAAATAGTTCATCCATATTCTTACCCATATTCTGCTTTGCACATACCCCGTCAACCCAAAACCATTGCCCTAGATGATTTAAAGCCCATACAGCAATTACAGAATAGTCACTAGCTTCTTTGTCGCTTGTTGCAAAGTCAGTAGTAATATAAAAATTGAAAGCACCCTTTCTCTTTAAGAGTGACTCGTAGCTATACCAGCCTATCTCATTGTCGAAGACTAGCCTATCTTCATCTGACATAATTCTCAACATTAACTCCTGGTTAAAGTTAGCAGGTAACCCTAGAGCTTGCGCTTCATTGTACTCATCTAAAACATATTCATATGTAAATCTATCTTCCCAACTGCCTTTAAAATTATTCTTATCAACAGGAAAATGTTCACAAATAGGAAATACACTTACCCCCCAAGCTCCTGATTCGACTGCTTTATACAATGGGTCACGAGCATTAAATGGAGTGCCCAGCCAAATCATTTTTTGCTTAGTAGGACTGAGTGCTTTTGACACAGCTTTATAGACAGTATTTTCTATTGTCTTGATAATTGTTTGGGATTCAGCATCAGTATCACTAATCAAGTCATCAAGAATAGCCACTGTTGGGCGTTGCCCAAGTTCTTTTGCACCACGTACCCCTGTATTATGTGTTCTAATAAAATCATTTACTATAAATTCCTGTAAATCTCCAGAAACAGCTATACACTGGCTAGGCTCGTCAGGGATTCTTTCGATGCTAGTGATTGCCACTAATGGTTTAAACCCAGCAGAAGTGAATCTACAGGCTTTTTCCGCTAGTCTAAACGGATTTATAGAAATCCATATTTCAATTTTATATGTTTTCTTTAATTTTCTCTTTTTTGCGGTACCTCCAAGACTACGCACTAAAAATGACACATCATCAACTAGTTTTTCTGAATTGCTGCAGAAATATATTTTTCTATTTTTCCATATTGAACCAGAAGAATCCATTAAACCCCGTAGTAACTGCACTCTTTGTGCTGCTGACCCTATTAAGTAATTTTTAGGAGTGAATCTGTTACCAGTATGGTTTGTTAAGGTTAAGCTTTTATTGGTTTTACCTGCTAAACCAACACCTAATAATAATCCTAACGTGTAAGGGTCAGTTGTATACACTTGATCTGGAAAATGCACTACGTTAGTGTTTTCTATAAAGAAAAGATTTCCATGTGAAGTATTGGTACATTTATCTTTCCATTCCCTATTTTTAATACGCTGTAGTTTTAGTAAGTTTTTTGTGGTTAAGACTGCCTTAGCATAGCTGACTTTACTATTTTGGTTTAGCCTTAAAATTACACTATTTAGATGGTCTTCACATACTTTTACATAACGTCCATCTTCTAGTGAAATTTTATACATTGGACGGTTAAATATTTCACTTTTACCAATTACTGTAACATAGTTAGGGGAGTCTTTACTAGCAGAGTTGCCTGGATTAACCACACAGTCACCTATCTGTACTTCAGTAATTAGTTTTTGTGTACCATCTGCCATTAGCGTTAAAGTGTCTAAACTAAGTGCTTTTGCTCCATACCCTTTAACAACGAGATTGTGCCCTTTATTATTTTTAAATTCTAAACGAATATCTGTAAATTTTCTACCATTGCCGCTTTGTTCATCATATTTAGCTGTGTTAACAAAACCACTACCATCAGTTCCCATGCTAATTCTTTGATTGGGAATCATTTTTTGTAAGAATTCACTTTCATTATAGCGAAATTCTACATTACGCCTAAGGTTTTTAACTCCATTTTCAATACTGTCTGTGACATATAAAATAAGGTTAGTTTTGCCAAAACCAGGCAAATAACCAAATGCTGCAATAAAAAGAACCAGGTATTCTCCGAATAAAGTTGTTTTACCCACACCACGATGGCAAAGGATAGCACATCGTTTGTTAAGGTTAAACACATTATCCATCATTACCAAGTGTACTAGTGGAGTTTCATTCTCTTCTGCACCTCCATTTACTTCTTTAATAAAGTTTACGAATAGCAGAGCTTCAGCAGTAGGCATGTAACCAGCAAAGGTATAGTCTACGGTGTTAAGCCACTCTTCCACAGTTTTCTTCTCGTACTTAGTTTTCACTGGATAGCCTGTTCTTCAGTTGATTTTATAGTGGCATTAGTAATCATTTTTAAGTCACCTCCAGCACTAATCAGCTCTTGCTGCTTTTCTACCATTAAGCGCATAGCTTTTTCATAGTCTTCAATGATCTCACCTCTATTTATTCCAATGTCTAATTCTATTTTTTGAGTTTCTGGTCGCTTCAACGCGGCTAAGATATTGTTAGCAGATTCACATCTTACTTTCTCACTGTTAGCGTTAAGCATTAAATCGCTTAAAACATTCAATGCTTGTTGGTACATCGGTGCATTTAATATGTGTGATGGAATTATGGTTTGCTCCATAATTGCCATTACTAATTTACTTTTGTGGTATGCAGTGCAGTAACTTGCAATATCTTTACTATTAACACCATCAGCCAAGAACTGAGCATACTTATCAGGGAATGTTTTTGTGTAGGCTTCAATATTAGTTGACCCCATTAGTTTAAAACTTACATATTTAACTGCACTGATATAGTTGGACATTTTATACTTTCCTGTGTTGAGCACAGTAGCATAATCCAACAGATTATCTTTAAACGCAGCAAGTATTTCAGGATGCCCTAAGGTATTGTTAATTTGATCCAGCAGATTCTGGTTAACATTCTTACGCATAACTGCAGGAAGAGCTTGTTGGAATACCTCCATCGTCAGTGGTTCATCCATGTGTAGATACCTCTTTGTTTTGCTGTACTACTTGTTGACTACACTGTTCAGCTAGTTTTAAATACCTTAGTGCAGTTTGATGACGACTTTCTCCGTTA